CGTGTGACATCGGTATCTTTGTCAAGATAAGACATCCATAGTCGTCCACCTTTCGGGCTAGTCCACTGAGACTTACGTTCACTCCACTTGATTCCTGGTACGGCACGAGGGTATAACTCCTGAGACTTCTGTATGAGTTCCCTTAGTTCTTCTGTGGTGTGACGTACAAGTAGCCCAGAAAAGTTAGGGTCATTCAAACCGTGTAGTGGATCTGCAAGCATCGCATATGACTTACCGCCACCTGCTGCACCACCGTATAACACCTCCCGTTCTGACGCACTCAAGAAACTTGTTTGAGGGCCAGGGTTGGGTTTAAACACAATATCCTGAGCTATGTCTACGTCAAAGTCAGGCGATACTACTTGCGCTGGGACAGTTTCACTTGGTGCTTCTACTGTCTTCTCTAATCTCTGCGTAGGCACCGACTCCTTGGGTTTCGAGCTTTTCGATCTCCTCAAGGGTTTCTTGGAGCCACTTGGCAAGCTTGCGTTTAATTGTAGCTGCTTTTCTACGTTTTTGCTCAACTTCAATTCTCTTCTTTAGGCCCATATGTGATATGTAGCGGCCTGTTTCTTTACTCAGCCATTGAGCTACCGCACGGTAACTATACTGCTTGAGGTGTCGTTTTGCAAGCTCTAACGCATCTAGCTCATGCTCAATAGGCAAGAGTAGCTTATCGTTATCAGGATCTAGCTCATAGCCAAAGGGTATCTTCTGTGTTACCCTGACTATAGGATGCCATTCCTTATTGTGTTTCTTTGGGGGTAAAGGTAATTGCCAGTACCCCAAGTCTCGTTGCGGTATTATTGGTTTTCACCTTCTTTGGGTGGCAGATAGAATACACCGCCACTTGCAGTCATCTCAACTTTGTCTACCTTAGACAGCCCAGCGCGATCAAGTAGATCTTTAGCTGCTACCATCTTCTCTTTGATACCTAATTCAGTAGGGTCATATATAGCACCAACCATAGCCATAGCAGCCTTGGGCGCACTACGAGCAAAGTAAGTACGTGTTTTATCTGCGATTTCATCTTTTAAAGATTCCACAACTGCTGTAGTGCTGGACTCAGGAGCGTAACCTGCCAGTTTCTTAGCTGCAACAACATCACCGCCAGCTTCATCGAATAGTACTTCAAGAAACTTTTGCTGCTTTTCTGTTAGATTCCTCGCCATAGATGATTTCCTTGATTTGTGAGCGACCAATACCTAGGTCACGTAGTTCACGCTCAGACAACATCTGTAGTAATTTATAGTCTGCGCGTTTTTGTTGTGCTTCTTCAATAGCTTTGAATACACGTTTTAGAAAGTTAAGCATCACGATCTCCTTTGTTTGTGTGACGGAGATAGTTATACTTAGAATTATGTCAGGTAGTAGTACCTATTATTGCATACCCGCTACCCGACTGGTACAAAGGTTTCTGTTACTGTAAGTATGGTATCAATATGTCCTGCGCTAGTAGGTGTGACTCTAATTTCATCGCCGGGCTGTAGAACTAAGTCAATGTTATTGAAGGTTACATAGTCACTAGCGTTAATAGATTTACCTTTGAGGAAGTGTGATGTGTAACTGTCAGCAGATACGTACCACTCTACCTCAACGGTGTTAGTAGAGCCACCACCATTAACAACATGGATAAACGTAACCTCTGCTGTAGCATTAGCAGGGCAAGTATATACACTCTCGTATGTGGTGCCTTCGTTGTGTCCGTAGACGGATTAAATCCGTCTACGGATTTAATCCGTGCTGGTTTGCCCTGATTAATAAAAGACATTACTTATCCTCAATATAAGTCCACGCCTCGTTAACGTCTGGTGTGTTAGGGTCATCGCCCCGTAGTGTACCATCAGCGTTACGTGCACGTACTTTCTTCAGCTTAGGTTTAGCTTTCTCTACAGCTTTCTTTGTAGTCTTAGCTAGTTTAGCTAAAACACCAGACTCTTCTACTTCAATGCAGATAGCTGTAATGTTAGGATCGCTACAGTTAACGTTACCAAAGCGATCTTCACCTGCTGCTTGGTTACCATATGCATCACGTACAATGCCGTGTTCATCTACTGTGTAGCCACGTTTCTCTAGTGCATCTTTATACTTATGATAATATTTAGCCATTACTTTTTCATCTTCTTCATTGGGCGTTCTGCTGGGTTAGATGCGCCACAAGCTAGACCGCCATGTGCATAACCCATCTTCTTAGTCATACCACCATACTTGTAACCCATCTTCTTAGCTACCTCTGGTGCTTCTTTCTTAAGAGCTTTCATGCCCTCGTTCATCTTCTTACCCATCATTCCACCTTTGTTCATATCGTTATGGTAACCTGTTCCTCCACAATGAGAGCAACCTTTGCCTTTACACTTTGGACATTTCTTTTTCATTTCCTAAACTTCCTCACCTTCTTTGCAACTTTCTTAGGTTGAGCCACATGCTGCTTACCTGCCTTAGTGCCTTTTCGCTTTGCTCTACTTGTAGCGGCGTACTCAGCATCGCTAAGAGACTTAATAGCCTTAGCAGGGAGGTAGCGTTCACCAGTAGCATTAGCGCCCTGCGTAGACGGTTTACCACTTTTTGTACGCCAGTTCTGCTTTGTCCATTTCTTTAGGGACTTCTGTGGAGCTTTCACGACTTGTATCCTCCACCCTTAGCTTTGTATTGTTTGGCAAGCATCTGCGCTTTACGTGCAGACCACTGTCCAGGCTTTCCACCTTTGCCACCCGCTTTGA